TTGCTCATTAAATCTTTCATTCTTAAGAACTGAGGATTTTCATATGTTTTAGACTCAATTAGGTTAACTGATGAACCTGTAGAAACTTGTTTGTTTAACTTAGTTCCAACTGATTCAGTAATTGGTTGTGTGTCACCGTTAGATAATTCATCTTTGATTGACTTATAAAGACTTTTTGATTCTTTTAAAGTTTCAACTCCATCAAATCTTCTAAGGATATTTATTTTTTCTTTTTTAGTTGTTGAATGTTCTGTGAACAATCTTGTAGCGTAAGCTAAATTTGAATTGAATATAGCAACTTCATTTAATTTTTCTCTGAAAACATTTAATGCCTTTCTATACTCTTCGTTCTTTTCTCTCAACATACTAACTTCTGCATCTACTGATTCTTTTTTGATTGCTGTGTTAAACTTAGAGTGAGCTCTTGGTTTTGGTAAACCACCTTCTCTGAATTTAGAACCCATACCTAAAGTTCTAGCTTCTTCTTTTGTTTCAACTTTTTTAACAACTTTGTTTTTTCCTTCCATGTTAGCACCCTTCTTGTATTCGAATTTAGCTTTACCAGTTCCTACTGATTTAGGACCTTGTTTTTTGTCTTCCTTGAATCCACCTGCAGCTTTGTCTTTGTAAGTGAATTTAGGACCTGAGCCAATTCCAACACCTTTAGGTTTAATCTTCTTTCCTGCTTTTTTAGGGTTGTAAGTTTCGTCAATAGATTCTTCCCAATTTTGCTCATCAAGTTCTTCGTCGTCCATGTATTCGTCGTCTTGTTCATCAAGCTCTTCGTCATCCATGTCTTCGTCGTCTTGTTCATCAAGCTCTTCGTCATCCATGTCTTCGTCGTCTTGTTCGTCAAGCTCTTCGTCATCCATGTCTTCGTCGTCTTGTTCGTCAAGCTCTTCTTCGTCATCTTCGTCAGACTCATCGTCTAAGTGGATTTCGTAAACAACTTCTTCGTCGTCCATGTATTCGTCGTCTTGTTCGTCAAGCTCTTCGTCATCATATGATTCAACGTCGTCAATGTGCACATCTGATGTGTCACCGTCTTTAGAGAAAATTGCGTCAATTACATCTTGTACTGACTCGTCTGTTTCTGTTTGGTTCATAATGTCATCCATTTCGTTCATGTTTATTTCTTCGTCTTCTTCAGACTCACCAAGCTTTACTAAATACTCTGTATCAGCGTCATTGTCTGTTAAGTGAATATCTTCACCATCTTTTTTCACGATGATTCCGTCTTCTTCACCCATAGCTTTGAACACTTTCAGAATTTCTTCGTCAGATGCGTCAGTCAAATCTATAGGACTTTCGTCCTCAGAATCCATGTCCATGTCTGTATCAACATCCATATCCACATCTTCTGTGTCGTCATCAACATCCATGTCAACATCCATATCCACATTATCTGTGTCAACGTCTGTATCTATGTCTGTATCTGTGTCTGTATCTAAGTCAACCTCGTCTTGTTCAGAAAGAGATTCTTTTACTAACTGATTGATTTCTTCTTTCATTGTAGAATGAAGTATTCCTTTTGCATTTTCGGCGATAGCTTCTTCAACATTTTTCATTTGAATAAGCGCCTCTTGTACTAATGATTTATTTTCTTGCATGAAAAATTATTTAATTTAACTAATAAATAGTATCAAAATTAAAAAAAGTAGTTTTTATTAAACTACAACGTAAGTTTTTTGTTGTAAATTAATACTCACAACTGATTTATTTGTTTGAGCAACAATCCAAGTTTGTAGTGTATCATAACTTGTATCAAAAACCATATATGTTGTTGTAGTTTGCGTAGTGTTGGATTTCAATGAAACTTGGTAACAATTTGTCGATGTTTCATCATTAACAACTACCTCCATATTTGCTAAATTCATTATTTGACTAATACCTATACCTGTACCCTCACAATAAGCCAAACAATTTGACCATGATGAAGCATTAATTATTTCTAAGGTTGAATTAACTGGACCTGTTCCTGCTGAAAATGTGACTTGAAAGTTCATATTATTTTATTTGATAAATATCTACCAAATAAAAAAAGTGGTCATTTGACCACTTTTATTAAATTACTTTTCAATTACTTCATCGATTTTACTTTCAGATACCGAAGTTATTCTCCAATCGTGTGTGAATCCTTCGTACTTTGTTGTAACTTTTGCCTCAACATCTGTTACTGAAAACCCTTTAACAAGTTTTTCTTCTCTGATTTTTTTAATCTTTCCTGAATTCTCATCAGGTAAATCGTACTGAATTTTTGCTACAAAATACTTTTCGTCCATGTTTAATTATTTTCCTAAAAAATCGTTTAATTTTCTCATTAAGTCAACTGATTTCTCAGCAAACTGATTCGGTTCTTTACGATTTTTTTCCTCATCTAAGTTCTCCTCATACTTGTTTCTATCTTCAGGGTTCGAAAATAAATAAGCTCCAGGTGTAGATGGTGACGATACCAAATCAAAACATATTAATTCAAAATCATCTTGAACTTCGTTTCTTTCACCAACTTTCTTAAGTGAACCAACTCCTCTTGATGATACACCCATTGTAACACCTTGTCTCATTAGATTAGCTGCAATATCTCCTTTAGTTGAAACAATTCCGCTCTCATGAAATCCTGGTGATGTTAACAATTTAAGTTTACCCATTAATATATTTTTATCCCACCAAATGTCTGTAATGATATGAGAAACTCTATCTAAATCGATAAGTGAAGATTCAGGGTGATTTAATTCTGAAGTTGATAAACCTTTATCAATTGTTTTTTTATAGTTCTCAGCTTCTCTTTTAAGAATCCTTTCAGGATAAAATCTACCATTTCTATTTGGTGTATCGTATTTCTGAAGAACCGCATAAAATTCAAATGGACTTTTGTGGTCCAAGTTGGCAGCCTCTTTTAAAACGTTTGCATTATGTTCTTCTTTTGGGGAAACATAGCCAGCATCCATTTCTACTAAGATGCCATGTCCAAGCTCACTCGCTTCTAATATTCTAAGATTTTTCATCAAGGTTTTTAAAATAAATATCCAATAATAGATAGTTTATTGATTTGTTTCTTTTTTTGAGGTTGAAAAGTCAAAATATTTGTTTTGAATAATATTATTTTTAAAAATGTTTTTAATAATTTTTTTTATAGATTCTTTTATTTCATATGATTTAAAATCTAATTCTATGTTTGTGTAAAGATTAACTTCTAAATTAAAGAATGATTTTTTTCCGTGTGATATTCCACTTGTACGTAAATCTAAATCAACAATACTTTTTTCTTGAAAAATATCTGTAGTAATTGAATTATAAACGGAATGTTTTATTTCTCTACTTAAATTACAAACAACTCTATTCCAATTGTCGTGTTCAAATTTTGGTGTCACCCATGATTGTATGTTTATGTAGACAGATTTTAAATTTTTTGAGTCTACAGTGCCGTAACTTGATTTGATAGGATTATAAAGATTCAACTTTACACTTTTCCCTTTTTTCATTAATTTTCATATTATTCGGTTTATTTATTATAAAAATAAGAGATATTAATCCGATAGTCAAAATTTTTGTAAAAAAGTAGATATTTTATAGTATGTTAATAGTTGAAATTAAAAATGGAGAGAACATCGAAAAATCTCTCAAGTCATTGAAATCTAAAGTCATCAAGACTAAGCAAAATCAAATTTTATTTGATAGAAAGGAGTACAAAAAAAAATCGGTTCGTAAGAGAACCGAGATTTTAAAAGCAAAATATATTCAAAGAAAAAAATTAAATTGAGTTTTCTAAGTTTTTCAACCTTAAAAAATTAAGTTGGTCAAACTTTTCGTTTTTAATTCTTTCTATTGTTTCAGATATTTTTGTTTTTACCTCAAATTCTTGTTCATTCTCCAAAATAGTATTTAATTTAGAAATAGTACTTTCTCTAAGTGTTTCAAATTTAGTTTCTAATGTTTTTGTATCTTCAGAAATGATTTGAAAAAATTCTTTTTTTTCATTCTCACTTAAATTTTCAATATAATTTCTCAACGTTTGATTGGCAATATTAACCATCGATTTGATTGGAATATTAATGGACTCTCTAACGGTTTTTTTCTCAGAAGTTAAAATTTTAACAATATTTTTCTTTGCTGAAATTCTCTCAGATAAAGTAATTTTGTTTAAATAAACTAAAGTATCTATATCGACATATTCATTAACTGATTCTGTAATTGTTTTAGGAAGTTTAATTCCACCCAATAATTTCTGAATAAGATTAACTCCTTCTTCTAAATAATCTTTGGCATCTGATTCGGATAATCCCTGAGGAGTACTTAACTGGTCATATAAAGAATAAACTTTAGACATAGTTTTATTACTCAAAACATTATGTTTGAATTCTCTTAATGATTGTTTGAATTCTCCTTCATTTTTGTAGGATTCAATTAAGCTGTTCTCGATAATGGATTTTACTTGCCCGAATGTCATTGTTGATAGTTTTAGTATAAATACTACAAATTTAGTAAGTTATCCAATTCTTTTGAAATTTCTCCTAAAGATTCTTGGCCTTGACCTAAATCCAAAAATTGAGTCCCTTCAATAAGGTTATTTTCAACTAAAATGTTTAAATTATTCATCCTTGACTCAGGTGTTACTGCAGCCTCAGGTGGAGCACCTGAATCTGCTGGCGGTGGAGCACCTAAATCTGCTGGTGGAGCGGCACCTGCTTCTGCACCTAAATCACCTCCCGGTGCTGGTGGTGGAATTGCAGCTGACGCTGCCGGCGCGGTTCCACCTGATGTGTTACCATATAACTTATCTATGTTATCAAATATTCCTGTTTTTGTAATAACTGTTGGAGTTGCTTTAAGTTCTTCACCCACAGCTCTCTCAATTCTTTGTTGTTGTAAATCTAATCTAATTTCTTCGTCAGACCATCCAAAGATATGTTTTTTTGCCCATGTAGACGAAGTTGCTTGAATACCATTTCCTGGGTCTGCAACCAAATCTTTATAAAGAAGAACTTTTTCTTTCCATACATCAATCTTTAATAAGTCAGCTTGAGTAGATGGATTTGTTAAACCTAATGTAAAGTTTGAAAGTTCGTCTTCAAAACCTAATAAGAATAAGTGAACAATTGCTATTTTATTCAATTCTTGAATCATGCTCTTTTGAATTCTATTAATTGTTCGAGCAAATCTAATATCTTGTAACGATAAATTTTTACCATCACCAACCACTTCTTCAAATCCTAAAAACGCCTTAGGTACACGAAGAGCAGTTAATAATTTCTTTTGAATGTATTCAATATCCGCAATTTCAGATAGGTTTGTGGCACCTGGTAAAGTTGTAATTGGGTCCGGCGCTGCTGGGTCTCTTACAGGTATAAAGTAGTCTTGGTCAACCGCCATTTGATTGAATCTCATATCTACATTACCTGTTTTACTATCTACAATTTGTTCTCTTTTAAACTTATTGGCAACACGTTGTACATATGCTTCAACATCGTCATCATTCATGTTTCCAACAAATACTTTAAACATTCTTCTTTCCGGAGCTCTTGATGTACGATAAATTAACATCGCATCTTCTGATAATAAAAGTTGTTTCCAAATTCTTCTTGCTTTCTCTAACATAGAAGTACCATAAGGAAGTTTTCTATCATCACCTAATAATCTGAAGTGAGCAATCTCCCATGATTGAAACGTCATGTTTTTATTCTTCCAAGTAAACTCTAAGGCTTTCGGCTTTTCAGGTTTTTCAACGTTAACAGTAATTTTAGCACCCGCACCCGCTTCATGTCTTTCAATTTCAATTGTTGGCAATTGTTGGCATCCAACAATACCTTTTTCAGGGTCAAGTTTTAAATACACAAAATTATCACCGTACTTACAAGTGTTTCTTGTCCACATTGGTAAGTTAGTGTTAATATCCAATGAGTTGTTGAACAAATCTGCCAATACAGATTTGATACGTTTTGATTCTGAATAAATTTGTAAAATAAAACCATCTTCATTTGTTGTTGTAGATTCTTCTGAATATATGTCTAACGCCGCGGAAATCTCAGGAGTATACTCCATTGATTCATAATCATACTGAGCAGAAAGTCTTGTTGGCTCATAATACATTGC